ATGAAAAACAATAAAAAAGTACTGAAAAAGATAGTATATTTTGTTTTAGCAATATTCCTTGGGCTAACAACCTCACAAGAAGTATTTGCTCAACAAGACCCCAACCCAAGCCAACTTCACAGATCTAGTTTAGTTAAAAACCTTCAAAATATATATTTTCTTTATGAGGGTGATCCTGTCGTTCATGAGAATGTAAAATCTGTTGATCAACTTTTATCTCATGACTTGATATATAATGTTTCAGGACTAAATTATGATAAGTTAAAAACCGAACTCAAGAACCGAGAGATGTCAACCTTATTTAAGAATAAAAACGTTGACATTTACGGTGTAGAATATTACTATCACTGTTACTTATGTAGAAATGCAAAAAGAAGAGCGTGTATTTATGGAGGGGTAACAAATCATGAAGGGAATCATTTAGAAATTCCTAAAAATATACTTGTTAAAGTATCAATTGATGGTATCCAAAGTCTATCATTTGATATTGAAACAAGTAAAAAAATGGTAACTGCTCAAGAATTAGACTATAAAGTTAGAAAACACCTTACAGATAACAAGCAACTATATACTAATGGACCATCTAAATACGAAACTGGATATATAAAGTTCATATCTAAGGATAAAGAAACCTTTTGGTTTGATTTTTTTCCTGAACCAGAATTTAATCAAGTTAAGTATCTTATGATATATAAAGATAATGAGACGCTTGACTCAAGCACAAGTCAAATTGAAGTCTACCTAACAACGAAGTAACTTTTTGCTTTGGTTCAATCTCTCCTACTGGTGGATTTAGAAATTTTATTGCAATTATCTTATTATTGTAAAAACCGCTCAGCTTAATGATCTGCCTTCCGTCAAGTAGACCGATTAAATATCTAAAAACAGTGTCTGTTTGATAAAATCAGTCGCACATTTTGTACGACTGATTTTTTTATACATATCACTTAGATTTGTACTTTTCAATTCGTTTATTCTTAGCCATAGGATAGGACGTAGGATGTTCTGAATTTAAGGCAACGTTTCGTACTTCCGAAGTGTTTTGCAGTCATATCTGCTCTATGGACGCTCATGACTGTAAAATCGGATATAGTCTTTGATAGCATGTCGGAAAAAGTTCTTATCAGAAATCTCATACATCTGATACATTTCTGATTTTATAGTTCCCCAAAAATTTCTACTGGTCCGTTATCAATACAATGACCTACTCTTGACATGGATCGAATTATATCATTATCTTTAATCTTTTTTAAAAGTATTTATTGGTATATTGAAATCCTCTATCACTGTGAAATATAGACTTCGCTGTGGGACTTGCCTTAATGACCTTGTCAAATGCTTTGAAGACTAGCCGATCATCATTTCGACCACTTATAACGAAAGCAACAGGAGGAGCATCAAGTATGGCACTAAGATAGAGCTTATTATGAGAGCTAGGAATCTTAAACCCTGTGACATCCGTGCCCCATTTTTCATTTGAATTAGTTACATAGAAGTTTCTTGCCAACTTATTTTCAGCGATTTCTTCAGGCTTAGCAGTCTTGTATTTTTTTCTTACATATAAAATAGTTTTTCTAAAAATAATCTTTTTACTACTAATTTTTATTACCTACACTACTTTTTTGAAGAGTACTCTACCCTATAATATTAACAACTTCTAGTAAATTTTAAAAAACATAAAAACACGAATATCATAAATTTATGTATATACTATTAACTAGTAAACTTCAAGAAAATTTAAGTAACCAATTGAATTATCAACATGAAACTGAGTTGAAGCTACTCTTTCATTATTGGAATATATTTTTAGTACGCTATTAAAGTCTCCATTGCAAAAATAATACAAATCAAAAACAATATATTTACCTGAATTTAAATCTAAAGTAACAGTTCCTTTAGGGTATTTTTTGTTCTCGATTATTATAAATATTCTATTTCCTAATCAACAAATTTCTAACTTTTATCTCCACTTCCTGAGCGGTTACTTGCGGTTTATTGATTGTAATGAACATAGGCGGATGTTGTTTATTTTTGTCGCACACGTTAATAGAAACTTTAGTTTCTTTTTTTCTGAATTGGTTAATGTAACTCCACCAAATGCTTCATATCTTTTTCCGAGACATACACAGATCTCTTGTGCGGATAAAGCATAAATATCTACTTCTTCATCTTTAAATTTCCTTGATATCCAATCTTTTACAAAAAAACAAACAAATTTTTATTCTTAAGACTATATTTTAACATATGAATAGTAAAAACATCTGAAGAATTTTTTATATTATTAACTTCAATTAAATTAGAATCACTACCATTAAAGCGACTATATATTATGTCTGTTATTAGCATCACATGGATTAGCGTGAGCAACATTGGAATATAAAAGAAATGCCAACCATGTAATGATAGCAAAGACTTTCTTATCAACATTTGGGCAGCGAAAAGTATATCTCATTTTTTTCCTTAAAATTCAGAGTTTCATTTATTAAATTCAACTAAGTCTATATCAATATAAAGCTGATCAGATAAGCCCACTGTACTTTTTAGTATACTCTCTCTGTCGCCAAATTCTGTGTCAAAAAGATTATAAGAAATTTTCTCTCCGCTATTCAAATGAAAAACAATATTTCCTTCCTCAAGTCCAGATTTAAACCTAGAGGAGCGACCAAAATTTTTAACATCACTGAATCCGCATATATTAAAATGTTTTTGAAGGTAATATCTTGATTTCACATCAAATTCTTGAATAGCGACTTCTTTCTTATCAGTACTCACAGTACTTATATCTGTATAGTTATATTTTTTTAATGTCGTCTATGAAAATATTAACAGGTATACTTTTTTATCAATCCTATTACCATCCAATCGGTAAATTCACCATACACCAAATCATGCTCCTTGACGTGATTCAATCGTCTATCAATTTCCCAAATGGAGTGACCTTTGATATTTTTATGATGATTGATTTCTAATTCAATTTGTTGCTAGTTATTTAGTAATGTTATTTCTTGCATGTTGTCCTTTCTAATGTTGTATAATGTAGCTTTCCCATTAGACAGGAGGTGAACTAAAGATAACTAAATGGGAATTATTATTTCAAAAAATTTCTCTTTAGCAGTTGTCGCTTCATCAAGTTCTGATCTATCAATTGAAGATAAAATCAAACTTTATGAAGATACAATTATTGCTATAGAAGCTCTCAATAAACCATTAATTGACGCTAAAAACAAGAAAATAACTGACAACTTTAAGTTATTGGAGAAATCTATATTAGTGGCGAATCATTTTTTTGTTCATAATATCTCTTCTAGTATTGTAGTTGATTTCATCTCATTTTGAGATATTTGTATTTAAAAAATAACCCACTCTCTGAAACGTTAAATTTTTGAGAAATGATAGCCATTTCATAATCTTTAAAAGGCTGTAAACCGTCTTCTTTCTCAGAGTAACCTTTTCTATTTTTTAAATCAATTAAGTCAGCCATATACATTTCTGTGTATTCACGTTTTAAACGTTTTTCTCTTAAACGCTTCTTAGGTTTGAGATGTTCCTGTTTTAAGCGTTGCTTTTTCGTCATTCCCCCACCCACTTTCTGTGGTATAATTTAAATAAAAAGTTTGGAGAGAGTATATATGAATACAACAGTAAGTACTATACTTGTAAGTTTAGGAACAAACTTAGCAACCGGCGCTGTCCAAAAAGCTAACAATCCTGCAAGAGCTATTGACGATTTAATGACCTTGATAGGTTTTGAAAAAATTCATGCTTGGGCGGAAAAAGCCCGAATAAAACACGCTGCTGACTTAGATGACTTTAAGCATAAACTCGCTGAGGAAATTCTTCAAATAGCTACTGACAAGCTAAAAGACCCTAGCTTGAATATTCTCGGTCCTGCTCTCGAAGCATCAAAATACCATATTGAACAAGAAACAATTAGAAACATGTTTGCTCGATTGATTGCTTCTGATATCGATTCATCGAAAGAAAATTTAGTCCACCCATCTTTCGTGGAAATCATCAAGCAGCTCAGTCCACTAGATGCTCAAAATCTATCAATTATTTTTAACTATAAATACACGGACATACCTGTTGCAAACTACTATCTTACTTATAAAAATGGCAGAGGGATGAAACTGGCACATCCTGACGTTTTTCTTTTAAACCCAGAGCAAAATATGTTAGACTATAATTCGTCGTCCTTAGAAAATCTTAGAAGAATGGGAATTATTGAGATCCTATACAACCAGTCCAAACATGACGAACATCAGTACTCACTTTTAAGAAACAATAATTATTTAGATGATATCGCTAAGCATACTCAAAGCAACGACCCAAATTTTCAAGACATCTATGTCCAACCCGGAATTACTCGGTTAACGTATTTCGGTCAAGATTTCTGTGAAACTTGCTTACCTCCGAAATGATTGTTTAATATGGTCTGCGAAATCTTCGAATTTGTAACTTGAGAAATTTTTCTTCTTTCTCAAAGAAATCATCAATCCATTTTTTAAACCAATAAATGCTAACCTTTAGCATAAATAATGATACAACGAAAGATACGAATGCTGAAACAAAAACATTAGTCATGTATTTTCCTTTCCACTCCCTTCTCGGGAGTTTTTGTTTTGCTTAATTCCTTCATCTTGATTATAGTATACTACACTTTAAGTGTACTTGAAAGTATTTTTTTGCATTTTGCTAAAAAATATTGTATTTATTCCACTTGAAGTGTACAATATTGTTAGACATATAATAGTAAAGGAGCAAAAGATGGCTAACTTATCGGATAATATCAAATATTTCAGAAAACAAAATAAGCTAACCCAAAAAGAGCTAGCTAAAAAGCTAAAAATAGCTCCAACAGCCATTTCAGCTTGGGAGGTGGGCAGAAATAAACCTCTAATGGATAATATAGAACAAATGACTTCTATTTTCGGAATACCAAAATCGAAGCTTTTAGGTGACGAAATATATAAAATTCAAGAAACTGCCTCACCAGAACTCATTCCATCAACCCTACAAAAGATAACCGCAACATCATCACAATTAGAACACAGCAGACAGCTAATCGTTCTGGATACAGCTGAAACTTTGCTAAATCAACAAAAAGAAATTAAAAATAATGAAGATACAGTAGTAGAATTATTTTCTTACAATTACTACGACCAACCAGCTTCTGCTGGTACTGGTCAGTATCTAAATGACGTACAAGTGGAAACAATTGAGCTACCAGTCGATTATGACGCTGATTTTGTTATCCCTGTCTACGGTGATTCCATGGGGCCAGAATACCACTCTGAGGACTATGTGTTTGTGAAGTTATCTGTAGACCTCTCAGATGGCGATATCGGCGTGTTTGAGTATTACGGAGACGCTTATATCAAACAACTGCTTATAAACGCTGAGGGAGCCTTTCTGCATAGTTTTAACAGCAAATATGATGACATACCGATAGATAGAGATAGCGACTTCCGCATTATCGGAGAAGTTATTGGTAGTTATTCGGAAAAATAAGCACCATTGCTAAAGATGAATTTTATAATTTAGCAAATATTATGTAGAGAGAGGGCGCTATGAAAGAATTACAACTGACAAACATCGAAGCTCAGCAACTCATAACCTTATTAAAGGTCATTGCAACCCAGCACAATAAAACATTAACAAATAATACAAGTGGTCATATTGATATCGTAGGCCAAAACCACAAAAGATTTATTTTAAATTATTTCTATAGCACGAATAGTAAGGTTTTTCATCTCAGAGAAACAGAATATAATTACACTCTTATCCGTATCAATCTAAATAATAAATTCCATAAAAATTCCAATGGAGAAAAAATCTGGGGAAATCGTATTAATATCTTTTCGGAAGAAGAGTATTATCTAAAAGCAGATGAAAGCACCCATTACAAAGCTTATCCTTTACCATACGAAACCATCAAAGATACAAATGATTTTCTAGAAATGATGTCCAACTTATTTGATTACACAAATATCAATAATCCTCAAGATGCTAATATCAATATCCAAGAAGATTTGATATAATAAAACCACTAAGAAAGGAGTCACCATGAAGGCTAGTGATGTAAAAAAAGAATATTTAGCATTTGTAAAAGAAAATACGATTTTTAATAATGCAACTGAGACACACACTGAAGTTGTGACACCTTTTGTAGATCCATTCGGTGAGGCCATTGGATTTTCTATCAAATCCAACGGAAAATCATTGACCATCACCGATGATAGTTATACCATTTGGAATCTTTCTATCAACGGTATTGATGTTACAAAAAAAGGGCGCAGAAACGATTTGTTCCTCTCCCTACTACACTATAATGGTTTTGATTTAGTGGATAAAGCTATTGAAAGGACAGTTTCGAAAGCAAACCTTGGTCAAGCTATACATGATATGACTCAGTTGTTAATGAATGTATATGATTTTATCCAACTGAGCCCAAATAATGTAAAATCTCAATTTCTAGATGATGTGAAGAGCTACTTCATGTCAGACAATCATTACTCAGTATTCCCAGCATTCTCTATCGCAGGACGCTCTAGATTAGAACACCGCTTTAATTTTGTATTCATGAGTCATGGAATTTCTAAAATAGCTCGTGTTCATAATCATGTTACCAAACAACAAGTTGATACCATTCTAGCAAGTTGGCTTGATACATCGGAATTCCGAAAAAGAGAATATGGAGACAAAGAAGAACTCTATATTATTGTGAGCGATGACGGATTCAAAAACATGAAAGATGACCACCTAATCGCTCTCCAAGAATATAATATTCATATCTTAAATTTTGCTGATAAACAACAACTTCAAATGCAGCTAGGTAAATAGATTATCATAAAAATTTTGTAAATATCCTATCAAAGTATAAGAAGTTTAGAAACAAAAAAAGCCCCACGCTTTTGTACTGACCCCCAAAAGTTGGACATTATATTTTAAGCAAAGGATTTAGTTCTGTATTGTACAGGACTAAGTCCTTTTAGTTTTACTTTGATCCGTTTATTGTTGTAATAATAAATATAATTAGTAATAGCCTGTTCTACATCTCCTAGAGATTTATAGTTGCTCTCATACCCATAGAACATTTCTGACTTCAATATGCCAAAGAAGGATTCCATCATCCCGTTGTCAGGACTGTTTCCCTTACGTGACATCGATGGACGGATACCTTTAGAGTTTAAAAATTGGTGATAAGAATTATGCTGATACTGCCAGCCCTGATCACTATGTAATATAGTTCCATCATAGTATTTATCTGGAAATGTTCTTTCTAGCATTGTATTAATTTGATTTAAATCAGGAGAACGTGAAATGGTATAGTTTATTATCTCGCTATTATAACCATCAAGAACTGGTGATAAATAGAGTTTTCCCTCAGGTAAAGCAAATTCCGTTACATCGGTGTAACACTTCTCATAGGGTTTAGAAGCTTCAAATTGACGTTGTATAAGGTTATCAGCTTTCTTTCCTATTTCACCCTTATATGATGAATAGCGTCTTTTGCGACGTATTTTAGCTGCCAAACCTAATTCTTTCATCAAGCGCTGAACTCTTTTGTGGTTGATGTTAGATCCTCTGTTACGCAGTTCCATAGTGATTCGACGATAGCCATAGTTCCCTCTATGTTCTTGATAGATTGCTTGAATTTGGTCCTTAATAGGTTTTTCTTTATCACCTAATTTAAGCTGTCTAAGATGATAATAGTAGGTAGAACGAAATAATTTAGCTGCTCTTAGAAGAAAATCTAATCGGAAGTCGTCTTGGTCCATTCTTCTAATTGTTTCTACCTTCTTCTTTGCAGAGCTTCTTCCTTCAAACGGAGTTCCCCCGACCCCTGGCTTTTTTAAGTAAGCAACCTCAGTTCTAAGATACTCATTTTCTTCTCGAAGTCGTTCTAATTCAGTCATTTCTTCGGGCTTCTTTTTGGGTTTACGTTCCATTTGTGATGGTCTCCCTCTTGTTTTCTCAACAATAGTATAACCGTTTTTCTTGTATTATGCTATCCAATTGGCAAGAGTTCCTGGATTTGGGAAGGCGTAATCTAGAGAAACTGAGAATAAGGATTGCCCATCTTTCAAGACTTTATTAATCATTTCTTGCTTCATTTCAGATGAATAAGCTTGGTACTTTTGCTTCTTAACGATCTCGACTCCATAACGATCCATCAGTCGAACAGTATATCTCAAATTACTAGGGTTTACTCCAAATTGATTCGCTAGCTCAGGCCAACTAAGACCTGACTTCCTTAAACGATATATTTCTAATTTATCTTGATAACTTAATTTCATACAAAAACACCCCAAATGTTAGATTTTTTTGTCTAACTTTTGGGGTGCAGTTCAATAAGGCTTTTTTATATGATTTCTATCCACCTTGAGGGAATCGAACCCCCATCTCAAGAATCGGAATCTTACGTGATATCCATTACACTAAAGGTGGTCACAACTTTGTCAATACCCTTATAGTATATCATAAAATGAAATAATATGAAATAACTTTTCTAACCAGAAGACAATAAAAAGTTGAGGAAAACCTCAACTTTTTAGATTTATTACAATTCAATATCACCGAAAAGATCAGCCATTGAAAATCCAGTTTGTGTTTCTGGGAGTTCGTAGTCACGTCTTGATTCACGTTTTGGACGACGTGGGCGTGATTGACGTTTTTCTTCTTTGTTGTCTCCTTCAGCTTGCGCTGGGCGTTCTTCAAGAGCTTTGATTGATAATGATACGCGCTCATCAGCTGCATTCACTTCAAGAACTTTAACTGTTACTTCTTGTCCTACAGAAAGTACATCTTTTGGATTTTCAACACGTTTGTGTGAAATTTGTGAAATATGAACAAGTCCATCAATACCTGGTAATACTTCAACAAAAGCACCGAAGTCAGTCAAGCGTTTTACTTTACCTTCAACAACATCACCTTGAGCAAGTTTTTGTTCAACGCCGTCCCATGGTCCAGGTGTTGTTGCTTTAAGTGAAAGTGACACACGACCAGCTTCTTCGTCAATTGAAAGAACTTTAACTTCAACTTCTTCACCAACTGAAACAACTGATTTAGGTGACACATTACGTTCGTGAGACAATTCAGTCACGTGAACAAGTCCGTCAACACCACCAAGGTCAATGAAAGCACCAAAACTTGTTAAACGCGCTACAGTACCTGTAACGACTGCACCTTCTGAAATCTTAGAGAACACTTCAGCACGAGCTTCTTTAGCGGCCTCTTCGATAACTTCACGACGTGATAGGATGAAACGGTTTTCTGCTGCATCAACTTCTTTGATTTTAGCATCAAACTCTTGTCCAACAAATTTTTCAGTGTTGCGAACAAAACGAGTGTCAATCATTGAAGCAGGGATAAATCCACGAAGTCCTTCAAATTCAACTGAAAGACCACCTTTAACAGCACGGGTACCTTTAACAGTAACAACTTCGCCTTCACGACCAACAAGTTTGTCCCAGGCTTTACGAGCTTCCAAACGTTTTTTAGATACTAGGAAAGTAACTGTATCAGTATCTTTACCTACTACTTGACGAAGAACAAGTACTTCAACTGTGTCGCCAGCTTTAACAAAGTCGTTAATATCAGCATCGCGGTCGTTAGTCAATTCACGAAGTGTCAAGACACCTTCAACACCTGTTCCTTCGATAACAACGTTTGCTTGACCGTTATCAACAGTTAAAACTTCCGCAGTGACAACATCACCAGGGTTCACTTCGCTAACACTGTTTAGCAAATCTTCAAATTCATTCAT